TGTCGGATGCGTGGGTCAAGCTCATCAAACAGGAGATTGAATCATGCGCTTTGCAAAGCTGAGAAACGAGACCGGCATGCGTGTCTCGCACCCTGAGCAGATCGAGTGCTCAAGCGTGACATTCCAACACGATACCGGCGAGGCCGTGGCTTGGGACAAGGATGGCCAGAAACCACTTGCCGAACTGCAATACGCCCGAGTGGATTGGATGGAGCTAGGCGGCGTCCGAATTTCTGGAGTTGAGCGCATCCCAAACACGACCACTTTTCGCGCCATGGAATGGCAGGTGCAGACGGAGACAAAGACATGCTGAATGACACAACGCGCTGCTTTCCGCGCACCCTTCGGGCTGCCTTCGGATTGTCGCCAGCCGAAGCTATAGCCATCCACGTTTACAAGCGCCCCTGGTACGAACGCCTTGCAATGCTGCTTTTCCGCTGGGGCTGGGCGCTGCTGCTGGTGCTTGTGTTTGCACTGACAGGATGCACAGGGCCTAGCGACTACGAGACAGATGTGATCGTGGCGCAAGACCTGCAGGACGCAGTAATGCAGGCAAGGGGGGAGTGATGATGAAGCGCAACTTCCGCGCCCTGTACCGCATCTTTCGCCAGGTCAGCCCGCCATGGCAGGCCGTGCGCATTGCATGGGTTCTGTCTGGAGAGTGACATGGACTGCCCAAGCGGAAAAGTAGTGCACACCCTAAAGACCGCCAAGGCCGCATCGAAGCGCGCAAGGCACCGCACCGAACTACCCCTCACGCCCTATCGTTGCAACGAATGCGGACAGTGGCATGTGGGCACAAGAAGCGGGCTCAAGCGCCCGGTCAAGACGATCTACGACAACCACCGGGGACTGACATGAAGCACCTGATACGCCACTACATCGGCGCATGGCGCCTTGCTCGCATCAATAACACCCGCATCGGCGCACTGCGCGAGATGCTTTTCAAACCATTCTGAAAAACGGGTTCGCACGGCACCCGCAAAAGACCGGCATTCACTCAATTTTTTGAAAGACACACATCATGGCATTCATTGCTACGGACTCTGGCGGCGGCAACTTCAAGCGCGTGCCCGCAGGCGTATTCATCGGGCGCTGCTACAGCCTCATTGACCTGGGAACCCAACTCACTGTGGGGCAATACGGCGAGAAGCTGCAACACAAAATCCGAATCGGCTGGGAGCTTTTCGGGGAAGACGAAAACGGCGAACCGTTGACGGTTGATGTTGATGGCAAAACCATGCCCATGACTATCAGCAAGAGCTACACCGTGAGCCTGCACGAAAAGTCAGGACTGCGCAAAGACCTTGCAGCATGGCGCGGGCGCGACTTCACGGACGAGGAAGCAAAGGGCTTCGATGTGTCGAAACTGATCGGCGCGTACTGCATGGTGAACGTCACAACGAGCGAGACAAACGGCAAGACGTACAGCAACGTCGCCGGTTTGACTCCACTTCCAGGCGCGCTGAAAAACAGCAAGCCCGCCCCGGTGCATGAGCATGTGGTGTTCGACCTTGACGCACCAGACATGGCGGTGTTCAACGGCTTTCACGAAAAGCTGCAAGACGCAATCAAACGTAGCCCGGAATGGGCGCGGCACGGTAAGCAGGCGCCGCAACCGGCGATGGCTGGAGGATTTGAGGACGACACGGACGGGGACGTGCCATTCTGACCATGCCGCAGCGCGATTACCGCGCCTACGCCAACTCGCCCAAGGGCAAGGCCGCAAGAGCCAGGGCGCACGCACGGTACATCGCAAAGCGCCGCGCACTGAACCAACAACCCAAGGCCAGCACTGCCGCAGTAGCTGGCCTTCTTCTTTCATGGGGACGAAATGACAAGCATCACACTCTTTGACGCGGCCCAAGCCGTGCGCGAAGCAATCAACCAGATTGATGAAGAAACAGGCGAACTGACGGAGAGCTACGCCGAGAGCCGCGAGCTGTTCCAGAACAAGGCGGTTGCCTGCGTGGCCTATGCCAAGGAGGAGGCCGCGACACTTGCCAGCGCAAAAGCCATGCTCAAAGACATGGCGGCGAAGGTAGAGGCCCGCGAAAAGCGTCTGGAACGGTTTGAAGCCTACCTGTCCGACTGCATGAAGGCGACCGGCATTCTGGAGGTGAAACACGAGCTGGGCCTGTTCGCTGCGAAGCTGTACCCGGAGCGCGATGAGTCGGTGGAGATTGACGCAGATGCGGAATTCCCGCCCGAGCTGTGCAACGACCCGAAGCCGCCCACACCTTCGCGCACGAAGATCAAGGCCGCCATCAAAGCAGGCCAGCCCATCGCAGGGGCGCGCATCGTGCGCAAAGACCGGCTGGCCATCACCTGAACCACCAAGCAACAAAACCCCCAAGCCCGCCACGCGAGGGCTTTTTTGTGGAGAACCAAATGAGCATTTCAGACCTGCAACGTAACCAGATCAACGGCCAGCTTTCAATTGGTGTGCCGCGCGAAAGCGTTGAAAAATTTATGGAAGGCGATGCAGAAAACATTGTTGGCCGTGAATTCAACAAAAACACGGCCAACCTAAAGGCTGCGCTAAAAGCCTTCGATGCAGCAAGCGAAACACTGTTTGAAGCATCAGACCGCATGCACGCACAAGCTGATTCGTTGAACTCACGCTCTAAAGCATCCGTAGCGCGAGCCAAAGATATGGCCGCACAAATGACAGACGCCATGAACCGGATAACCAAAATGCTTGGCGGCGACTTCGAGCAACGCCTTGTTCAACTTGAGCGGCTGGCAGATGCAATGGAGCGGCTGAGTGAGCTACAAGCCAAGGGCCAGTTGGCAGGCGTGATTTCTGCGCTTCAGAAGTGACTCACACCACCACCCCACACCCCAGCCCGCACCAGCGGGCTTTTTTACGGCTGAACCCAATGAAATACGAGCAATTCCTGGCGTCCAAGCGCCACACATCAGTGAACTACGGATTTGATGCGCAGTGGATGCCTGAATGCGCGTTCGACTTTCAGCGGTTCATTATCGAGAAAGCCCTGCGCAAAGGCCGCATCGGCATATTCGCCGATACCGGGCTGGGCAAGACCTTAATGCAGGTCACCATTGCCGAGAACGTCATCCGGCAAACGAACCAGCGCGTGCTGATTCTGACCCCGCTGGCTGTGGCTTTCCAGTTTATTGACGAAGCCGCCCGCATCGGAGTTCACGACATAGAGCACACGAAAGACGGGGCATTCACAAAAAAAATCGTCGTGTGCAACTACGAGCGCATGCACCTGCTGAACCCGGATGATTTCGTGTGCGTTATCGCGGATGAATCGAGCATCCTCAAAAACTTTGCGGGCAAGACACGCGACCAGATCGTAGCGTTTATCAAGCGCGTCCCGTACCGGTTCCTGAGCACAGCCACCCCATCGCCAAACGACTTCATCGAACTTGGAAACAGCTCCGAAGCGCTTGGGTACATGGGCTACATGGACATGCTGACCAAGTTCTTTAAGAGCAATCAGGGAAGCGTGGACAGCAACAACCGGAACATCGGGGAAAAGTTCTACCTCAAGCCTCATGCAGAACGGGACTTTTTCGCCTGGGTGAATCAGTGGTCAGTGATGGTCAAGAAGCCTTCAGACCTTGGTTTCTCAGACGAAGGGTATGAGTTGCCCCCGCTGATAACCAACAAACACATCGTTCACAACTCAAACACATGGTGCATTGACGGACAAACGTCCATGTTCGCCATGCCAGCCCAAACCATCTCGGAAGTCAGGGAAGAGCAAAAACTCACAGTGCACGAGCGATGTGAGCGCGCCGTGAAGCTGGCCTACGGGAAAACGTCGGTGTACTGGTGCAACTTGAATGAAGAGAGCGCACTTCTGTCCCGGCTAGACCCGAACGCCGTGGAGATCGTTGGCGGGATGTCTGTTGACCAGAAAGAGGAGATTCTGGTGTCGTTTGCGCGTGGAGAAATCGAGCGCCTTATCACCAAAGCCAAGATGACCAGCATGGGACTGAACTGGCAGCACTGCAATCACACCGTGTTCTTCCCGACATGGAGCTATGAGCAGTATTACCAGGCCATCCGCCGATTCTGGCGCTTTGGGCAAAAGCGCGAAGTCACATGCGACATGGTGATTAGCGACGGACAAGAGCGCGTTTTGGAAGCGCTTGAGCAAAAGACCAACAAAGCCATTGACCTGTACGCAAACCTTGTCGCAAACGCGAACCAGGATTTTTCGCACGTCACAAAAGATTTCAACCAAACAGTTCGTTTGCCGGAGTTTCTGCAATGAAAACTAAAGACCAGATCATCACCAAAGACTACGCCATCTATAACTCGGACTGCATGGAAGTTCTGCCGACGTTGCCTGATAACTCGGTGGATATGTCGGTTTACTCACCGCCGTTTGCCGGTTTGTATAACTACAGCTCAAGCGACCGGGACTTCTCAAACTGCGAAAGCAAAGAGCAGTTTCTCGAGCAGTACGAGTTTCTGATTGAACAGATCGCCCGCGTCACAAAGCCTGGCCGCGTCACAGCGGTGCATTGCACGGACGTTTTCGACAACTCATGCCGCTTGTGGGACTTCCCGCACGAAATCATCCGCCTGCACGAAAAGCATGGCTTCCAGTACCGCAACCGCATCACCGTCTGGAAAGAGCCGCTGAAGGTGCGGATGCGGACGATGGTCAAGAGCCTCATGCACAAGCTGATCGTGGAGGACTCGACGCAGTGCTTCACGGCCATGCCAGACTATGTGCTGGTGTTCACCAAGAAGGGTGAGAACGCCGTGCCAGTGACACACCCGGAGGGTTTGAAGCGCTACTTCGGCGCAACCCCAATCCTTCCGAACATCCTGCGTGCTTTCAACAACGCGAACGAAACCAACTTCACCGAGGATGAATTGTGGGCATACCTGCGAGATACATACGCAGACCACAAAGACCCGAAGTCGAACAAGCTGTCGCACTACATCTGGCAGCGGTACGCATCAAGCGTGTGGGATGACATTCGCATCGATAACGTACTGCCATTTCGGGATAGCAAGGAAGAGGACGATGAAAAGCACGTCCACCCGCTGCAATTGGATGTGATTGATCGGCTAGTGGAGCTTTACTCCAACCCTGGCGAAGTCGTCTTAACGCCGTTTATGGGCGTTGGTAGCGAAGTTTTTAGCCCGGTGTCGCTGGGCCGCAAGGCCATCGGTATCGAGTTGAAAGAGTCCTATTTCAAGCAAGCAAAAATCAACTTGCAATTCGCTGCCAATCGAGAGTTCGCAGATCGCAGCAGCGTACAACAAACGCTCATCGAAGAGCTTGAAACCGAAGCCGCATAACCCAAACCAGCCACCCGCCGAGGTGGCTTTTTTACGCCATGACCAAAACTAAATTCGCCAAAAACACCAACCCATGGACGGGCGACAAGCCAGCAAAAAAGCCCATGACCATCATCGACCCGGACGCGCTGGAAATCTGCGAC